TAATGCAACTAGTCGCCTACGGCGCACAAGACGTTTTCCTTACAGGAACACCAGAAATCACATTCTGGAAGGTGTCATACAGACGCCACACAAACTTCGCAATGGAATCCATTGAACAAACCTTCTCAGGTCAAGCTGACTTCGGTCGTCGTGTAACCTGCTCAATCTCCAGAAACGGTGATTTGGCTTACCGCACATACTTACAAGTCACCTTACCAGAAATCAACCAATCCATGAAAACAACTAGTACCGCAGGTGTTTATGCTCGTTGGTTAGATTTCCCTGGTGAGCAATTGATTGCCCAAGTTGAAGTTGAAATTGGTGGTCAAAGAATCGACCGTCAATACGGTGACTGGATGCACATCTGGAACCAAATGACCCTATCTTCTGAACAACAACGCGGTTACTTCAAAATGATTGGTAACACAACCCAATTAACATACATCTGTGATCCAAACTTTGCTGAAGTCTCAGGCCCTTGTGCCTCTGCTGGTGGCCCATCCCAAGTATGTGCTCCTCGCAAAGCTCTTCCAGAAACCACCTTATATGTTCCTCTTCAATTCTGGTTTTGCAGAAACCCAGGTCTTGCTTTACCATTGATCGCCTTACAATACCACGATGTTAAAGTCAACATTGATTTCCGCCCAATCGGTGAATGCTTATGGGCTGTCCAAGATCTTACTGCAAACACTGGTTCAACTGTCTCAGTATCTGCTGCCTACCAACAATCCCTTGTTGCGGCATCTTTATACGTTGATTATATCTTCCTTGACACTGATGAACGTCGCAAAATGGCCCAAAACCCACACGAATACCTTATCGAGCAATTGCAATTTACCGGCGATGAGTCGGTGGGCAGCTCCAGTAATAAAATAAAGTTAAACTTCAACCATCCTTGCAAGGAATTGGTCTGGGTTGTTCAACCTGATGCCAACGTTGATTACTGCTCATCCCTTGAAGGCGGTACCACCTTATTCAAGACCCTTGGTGCTCAACCATTCAACTACACTGATGCTATTGATGCTTTACCAAACGCTGTCCACGCATTCGGTGGCCCAGACTCTCTTGACTCTGTTATTACTACCAGTGGTCTTTTCGAACTTGCCGGTGCCCCTGATGTTTCTGGTAACACCATCGTCTATCCTCATGGTGGATTATTCGACGGTTCTTCACCAGCCCACAATATTGCATCCGGTTTATCCGATGCTGGTACATTCGTATTAGCCGAAACCGCCTTAGATATGCATTGTTGGGGCGAAAACCCAGTTGTAACTGCTAAATTACAACTTAACGGCCAAGATCGTTTCTCTGAACGTGAAGGCTCATACTTCGATGTTGTCCAACCTTTCCAACATCACACCCGTGCCCCTGACTGTGGTATCAATGTTTATTCATTTGCTCTTCGCCCAGAAGAGCACCAACCATCAGGCAGTTGCAACTTCTCCAGAATTGATAACGCCGTTTTACAATTGGTTTTATCATCTGGTGCCGTCGCTGGTACTGCTACATCAAAGGTCAGAGTATATGCCGTCAATTATAACGTATTACGTGTTATGAGTGGAATGGCTGGCGTAAGCTATAGTTCATGAACTATAAATGCGCAGAAAAACAACCCGCTACAAACAAAAGGCACTGTTTGTAGATCCTTCGGTTTGACCCCTTTTTTATGGTCAGTTGTTAGTAAGGTCGAAAGACCTTGCAAGATTACTTGTTGTTCGGGAAACCCCTTAGAGCTTCAACTACTAAGTATACTTGGGAAACCAGTATATGGCGGAGAACAGAACTCCGGTATAGTAATAATGTTGAAGATTGGGCAATCCGCATACTTACTACCTAAAGACGATTTGCTAGTCTATGGTAGGGTGTCAGAGACTGAACGGTAGTCGCTCGATGATGAAGGTTTAAGCAACCTGAGTCGGGTTAAGATACAGTCCATCCCCCTAGGGAAACTTAGGGGTAGTCGAGAGCCTATTCCAATTAAACTGTTTCATCTATATACGTTATTTGTATCATTTTACATCAAAATTAGTAACATAATCTTAT